ACCTTGCAACAATGCCATTGCACCTTGGGCTTGCGCTAATGTCTTAGTTAACTTCTCGTTCTCGCCTCCAAATAATGCCGCAGCACCCGCAGCAACCGAAGCCGCTGCCGCTATACCTGTAAACGCAGTAACAACCGCATCTATTCTCTTTGTATCGCTTGCTAATGCCTTAACCTTATCATTAACATCTCCAAGTTCATCGGTTAATTCTGCGGCGCGTTTTGTGGCTTCTTTCATTTCTTTTGCACCTAATGAACCACTTGCAATTTGCGCCTTTAATTCTTTCAATTCAGCTTTCATTGATTTGAAGCCACCACCCGCTTGCTTGGTTTCTTTGGTGACCTCAGCTAAATGGTCAGCAAACCCCTCCATAACTCCGCCTTGAATTTCAGCCATAAGCCCATCGACCTCGTTGGACAATTTGCCCATTTCGGTGGTGGATTTATTTAAGTTTTGGATAAATTCCTTTTGCTCATTGTTGACCTGAGCAAATGCAGCAGCATCTTCTTTGCTTATCTTACCAAGTAACTCTAATTGCTTAATCGCAGGCTCAAGTCCTGATGTGTCGGCAACGAATTTAATTATTACATTTTCCAACTGCCATTACTTTTTAGGCTGTTTAGGTTGTGGCTTCTTTGCCTCATTAGCAAAGAAAAAGAAATCCCACAAATTTAGTAAATTAATTTGATAATTCGCGGGTAAATATTTTAATACGGTAATCTTTAATCTTTCTCGGCTTGCAATTCCATCCCTAATGTCTGTAACGAAAGAATATCCCGTTGAATCTGCTCTACCTTTTCCACTATCGCCAAATACGTCAGGGAAGTGTCGCCTGACTTCGCTAAAAACGGAATTAATTTCTTTATTGGCATTGACAAAAAAAAACTATCGCCCGCGTTTTCTTTCCAGTTCTTAATCTTTTTTTCGTTGGCCTTAAAGTCATAACGTGTCAATGGCTCACTTTTATCAACAAACGCAACCGAAGCAACCTTGTAAATAATATCCTTGCTTATAATGAAGTTACAACGCTCCTCGAATCGCATTTGCAGTTTGATGATTTCGTTGAGGTTTATTTTCTTTGGATCACTTAACAACTTGCTCATTGCCGCGTTATAATTCTTAATGTAATCGTTAGTAACTCCGTTCTGCATTTCTTGGTAAAATGTTAACGCTTCTAAGCCACGCTCGTAAGGTAGGTTGTTCTTATCGACAAACTCAAAGTAGTCCACGCCTCCGCATTTGAACGCGAATTCAAGCGGGAATTCAGATTTATAAGTTGGTGGTAAGTTCTTGAATAGGTTTCGGAAGTTCATTGTTGTGTGTATAGTGTTTAGTTCTTAAGTTAATTATTACTTTATTGTCTACTTTGTTATACGTGCGCTTCTTTGCGCTACCTCCACATCCGCACGTTTGACCAGTGTAGGTGTAGCCAAGTGATAGCAGAAACTTATGTGCATCTTCAATCTCCATGATAATACATTTTAGATGTTAACGCGTTTAATCCACATAGTATAAGTAAGTAAGGTATCAAGTGCAAGTCGGTTACAAAATATAACCAACCGATTAACCCCCAAACCGATGCCATACATGGCGGGCAATCGAATAGCGGTTTGCTCCAATAGTTGCCAACATAATGTCGGATATAGTTTGCTGCTTGCTCGAATAACATACCCTCACGCGTTAGGCAGTGAACACCTAAACAACCGAGGCTATTCAGGACAAGGACAAGGGATAATGGCAGTTGTATCATCTTCAGTTATGTTTATGAAGTTAAGTGTAATCGATGAATAAACAGTCCCACAAATATCAAAGGTTGTGACATCGCAGCCATTTAGAATCTCAACCTTTACGATGCCAGTGCCGATGTTCCAGAATCCGTTGTTATTCATTTCAATAACTGCATCGTATAGGCCGCTTGTTACATCTTTTTTAAGCACCCATCCATTTGAATAGGTAAACTTAATTACGTAGTTAGTATCGTTTGTGAATGTGGGCGAACTGAATTCTAATACCTCAGCGCAGCCGCTAATGTCTTGGGTGTAGCTTGTTAGGCAGTTAAGTATTGGCATGGTTTATTTTTTTATTCCGTAAAAATACAAATCTTGTGGGAAGTCTATACGTGTTTTAAATTTATAATTTGAAAATATCTCATTGCAATTTAACACACTTCTAATATCTGCCTCACTTAAGTTGCGATAGTAGTCGTTAGTAAACGGGCTATCCTTTGGCGATGTGCGCTTTGTGCCATGCTCTGGTCTACCTGGTGCGGCACAACTAAATAAAAACAAACCGCCATCCTTTAGCAAGTTGTTAATCACATTCTTTAACGTTTGTTGCCAATACTCATCATGCTCAAAGCACTCAGTTGAAATAACCACATCGAATAAATCATCAGACTTAAACAAGTGACCGCTACACACTACATCAACATTGTTGCCCTCGCCGATATCGATGCCAGTGTAGTTGCATTGCTCAAACAAGTAACGGTTGTTGCCATTAATATCAAGTGAGCCGATGTCTAACACGCTTGTGCCGACAAAAAATTCATCGTGCGCGTATTTGACAAGCTCACACCATTCTCTTTGTTCTCTGTGTGCCATTACTTTTTATATTTAGTTAAGAAAGTTTGATTGTCATTCAACTGAATCATTCCAAATTCAGGCAGTTGTGTAGTTGTGCTAATCTCGGATTGAATACTTAAGCCATGCAACTCGTAAGGCGTTGAATTTTGCGCTAACCAGTCATCGCCATTTGCAATCAGTAAGTCTTCGGGTATAGCAACATACTTAGATTTATGCATCAACATCATACATCCCCATCCGTATGGCCGTTGCTTCATTGATTTCAAATGTATGTTAGCATCCTTTTTTAATTGATAGTTTTCAAATGCCATACCGATAACGCCAACGTGCTGCAAACTGTCATCAAATATCGATAAGAATGCAGGATTGAAGTTAATGTCATCGTTGCAAATTAAGATGTTATCATACTTAGCGCGCTCAACTCCGTAATTCCACGCGGGGTTTACGTAAATGTTTTCAGCCATTAAGTGTATGTCATACTTAGCGTTAAGCGGCAACGGTCTGTATTCAGTTGTGTCGTTGTCAATAATGATAATCTCACCGACAAATTCGCATGCACATAGGTCTTCAACAAGCTTTATGATGCGTGGACTTCGCCACATCGTAGGTATAATTACGCTAAACATTTGACAAATATATGAAATTTTTTAAATAAGTGTTACATGCATATCGAAATGTGTCTAATGCATCCGCTTGTTGAGTTGGATCGTTACGGTCTGTTTTCTTTATTGTCCCATCTGGCAACACCGCCACATTTTCCAAATCGAATTGCAAGCCCTTAGTAAACTGCGGGTCAAGTTCGACATTGCCACGCGCAAGAAGTGAGTTGACTAACATTCGGTTGTCTTCTAACGATGGGTTAACGCTCGGCACTAACATTTGATTGTTAGATAGGTTAAACTTCTGCCGAATAACAACATAATAGTTGAGGTTATCCTGCACCAATGCACTCGATGACTTGCCACTTGCATCGCCAGTTACTTGGTATAGTGCATTGCCATACTTGCTTTTAATCACATCGCATAGTTGATAGATGTCGCTATTGGCTAACTTAATCGTCTCCTTAACTCTTATCGTTGATGGCGGCATAACTTGAAGCACCGAGCAACATATTGGATTACGGTTAAAATCGAAGCTAAGTATAATCGGCAGTTGTTTGTTAAGTTCAACGGGCTTTAAGTGCTTAGTCGAATCGTAAGCATAGGCCCATCTGTTGCCATCCATATCGAAGTTGGTCCAATCGCCACCGATAAACTGCCGCTTATAACGCTCATCCATACGTGACCATACTTTACGTTGCTCCTCAGTTACGAATGCATTGTCATCGGGTAAGGCTAACTGATAGTAAAACTCTGGCCCTAATTCGCCTTTTAAATACGGAATATGAATCTCATCCTTAATCCACGTTTGAGTCGGGTTAAATGTTGCTAATATCAATGGGGTTGGCATTTTATCAATATACCACGAGCCAACGCGTGAGCTGCCGATATTCCAAAGTTTCTTGCTCAGTTCCTCGATTTGCTCAAAGTATATACCGTTTGTTTCGAGTCCAAGAAACGCGTTAAGTTCGGGGTCATGGCTTATGTTCTCAGCCATAAAGAATATCTTTGATTTGGTCTTAGTGTTTTCTAAGAAGTAGTTTGACTTATCGCGTGACCACCTAAAGTGTGGGGAGCCATCGATAATCTTTTCAAAGGTCGGTATAATTGTCTTAACTAACTTAGGGAAGTCTGACCTTATTACATGCCACTTGCTATTTGGATACATTGAGGCCAACCGCAAACAGATCGTGGCGCAAATAAAAGACTTGCCACCACGAATTGCGCCGCCATAAAGTAGATTGCGCTTCTCTGTCGCGCCTTGTGCCGCCGCCATTGCTTGAATATAGAAATCGTATTGCTTTGGGTTGGCTTGTAAGTCGACATTCATTAAATTTCAATCTTAGTTCCATCAGGCATAGTAACCGTTGATGGTGGTCGCGTGTCGGTGATGGTCGTTTCGGTTTTAGTTATTTGCTCCTCAATGCCATTGTTTAATGTATCAATTGCCTTAGCATTGCCCATCTTAGCGTTATTAAATAAACTATCGACATACTCCTCAAGGTTGTTTGAGCCAGTTAACTTTTCGATAATCTTTTGAGTTAGCAACCTTTCAGCGCGCCTTGCCTCCCAACCTTTGCTCTTGTTTTCAGGCGGTGGTTGATTGTCTTTGCTAAACTTAACACCCTCATCGCCTTTAAATAGTTTTTGAGGTCGTTTTTTGGTCGTTTTGTCATCGGCTTTCATAGCACAAAGATAAGTATTATTTTAATAAGTTTAATATTTCAGTTTGCATCTGCTCGAACGATGTAGCCACAATGTAATTACCTCCATCTGATTCGATTGCTGCCTTGCGTTTAAGTTGTGCTTCTCCCATTTTATCCGTTGGGGATTTTACCTCTATGGCAAACAATCGGCCTCTCAATATACATTGTATATCCTCCATGCCCTTGTTCAACCCTGCAATGTAACCTATGCCTTTTCTATATCTGCCCTCACTACTTATACGCCTTGCACTATTGCAGCTATGCACTGCTTTAAGGTAGGCAATAATAAGGTCAGTAAACTTATTAGTATTGAAAGCATCTTTGGTTTCTTTCGGTTGGATAACATTGTTTACGGGCAAGTCCAAATGGTTTGTCGTAAGCTCCGCTTTTCGCTTCTTAACCACTTTCTTTTTGTTGAGGTTGAATCGTTCAATCGGTAATGTGTTCCAAAATGCTTGATTCATGTTTGACCGTTTGTATTGGTTGTGGTAATAAAGTTCGAATTCTGGGATTGTGTAAATTTTCATTTGCCGTATTTAGATTCGTGTTTTTTAACTTGATTAGCATTTAGCTTAAAGTAATCTTGCAAGTCATATTGGTAATGATCCCTTGCAAATGATTTATTTATTGCTTGGTAAATAGTTTCTGCCCATAAACAAATAATTTTATTTGATGGTGACTTAATGTAAAATATTGTCATTTTTTATTGTTTTTAATTTGTTACACATTTATAAATCTGTTACACATCTGTAACATCACTATTTATAGGCTTTTTAGTTACTTTGTTACACGTTACAGATATATTACATAATTAACATAGTAAACATACACACACACGCACACACACACACATATTATTTTATATAGAGTATATGAAAACGTGTTTTTATGTGTAACGTGTAACATTTAATCAATATCTATTTGATTATTAACACTATAACTTGTTACAGATCCTTTGATTTTTATTTCATAGCACCTAATAATTTTAGTTCCATCTCTAATTACTTCCTGAAAATACCCACATTTTTTCAAAGCCTGCCCCATTCTTTTTGTATTTGTTTTGAAACTTGGGTGTAATTTTTGCAATTCAAGGATGACATCGGTATTTGTCATTCTCGCAGTTGGGTCATTTTGAATGTGCCTATTTATCAATTCAACTTCGCTCATTACTTCGATGTTTTTTTCGTTGGCTTTGTTTAAGTATTCGATTTGTAACTTATCCAAAAACCATCCCTCTTTGTCGGCTTTCCATTCGTTGTACAACTCAATAAAAAGTTTATCCTTATCAATGGCCATGTAAGCTTCAAAATCAAAGCTAATCAAATTTATGGGTATAATTCGCCTATTACCAGTAGGGTCATTGATTACTTCAGCATCATTTGATGTACCACCTAAAACCGCCAAACGCAATAAGTCTTCAGATACTCGGCCATAAGGCATACGAATGGAGAATGTTTGTTGGCTGCTCATTCGCTTAAGTTTTGTGGCATCTTTTTTTGACTTTCCTCCAAACTCATCATCAACTATGAGCCATTTTTTAGTCATTAAAATTTCAGAATCTTTGCCCTCATCAAGGTTTGATTCAGCATAAAATTTACGTAGTTTTTTTGGCAAAAGGTTTCTAAAAAATTCAGTTTTTTTAATTCCTTGCTCACCAGCTATGACTAAAATCATTAGAGAGTAAGTTCCAAATGCTGAACCTATTAAACCTAATAGCCACTTTTTAAGATAAATATCAAGGTATTGGTCAAATATATAAACTCCATCATTTTCATAAAGTAATTGTTCAATCTTAAAACATGCTTTTAATTTATCAAATTCATTGTTCGGTGTGAGATGTGCATTTTCTTGAAACCATTGTCGAATAGGATTATATGAAGTGCTACTATCTTTATTTTGTATCAATGTAAACACTTTATCTTTGCTAATTTTATCATCTATTTTCATCCATACCTTTGTATAAAAATTGGCTAATATTCGGTCGGTCATTTCCTCGCCATTAAATTCAAAGTTTCGTGTAATTTCATTAAATTTAACATCATTCATTTTAATCAATTCAACAATCGAATCAATCTCTGTATTCTCATTTCTTGGCTGAACTTGCAAAAAAACTTCAGCATCAGTTATATTTAATTTTTCAAGTGCTTCTTTTGGATTATCATGTAATTTAACAATGCTTTTTATTTTTTCAGTGCGCTCGGAAGTGGTGCTTATTCCTGCTTGCTTAAAAATATAATAAACAGATGCAATGCTTACACCAGTTTCACTTCTTTGTAGTGCAATGTTATAATCTCGTTCAGCTTGTTTATATAAATACTTTGGTGAGGATTGGCAAAGCGCATGAAAATAAGCGCGACCACTTTCTGAAAACTCTTTTGTTAATGCAAATGCAAGTCTAATGTAATCCTCATAATTATCAAACAAATTCATTGGCCCTGCCTTAACAACCATTTCATCAAAATCAGTTTTAACAACTGGCGGCTTTGGCTTTGGTTTATCTTTTTTCTTTAAATAAGTTTTAAATGATTTTGCTTTTTTATTAATGTACATGTCAGGATCATAAGATACAAATCTTAATCTGCTTGTATCCTTACAACTTTTATCAAGCACAATTGTAAACTGCACCATAAAATATTGTTCAAGCGAAAGAAAAGCATCTAAATGTCTGGCGCCATCAATTCGAATAAATACTGCATAACCATTACCACTTAAAGAACGATGCACAGCGTAAACGTATTCATTTCGTTTAATGCGCTCAATGTCAACATCAGCTATTTGGTCTTTAGCATCAATGTCTAAACAAATAAATCCACTATGTTCAAGTAATTTACTTGCTGCACGTTCTTTAAAACTACCTGATGCAGTTACACAAGTAGTTAACTCTTTTTGCGTTCGCCCTGCTCGATAGTTTAAAACTTCATCTTGCCAGCGACCATTTTTAATTCCATCAAAATATTCATCTACTTCAATGCTTGCATCTGATTGGTTACTTTTTGCACTTTTAAAAACTGATATCATATAAAATAAATAAAGCCTTTGGTTTTCGGGGTTGCGGCTCCCTACTCACCTAAAGGCTTGTTAATAATATTTTTTTAGTGGCCGCAACTCCACAATGCAAATATATAAATTAATTACTTAATCTGCAAATTACGATGTGTTGCTATACTGCATCCAGCAACTTCAACACCATCCTTTAATGCTGCCTTAATAGCTGCCTTATCTGCTTGTTCGGTTACCTTTACTACCTTGTATGCAGCAGGCAGTTGGTTGACATCATCCACCTCAACTGTTTCCGATTTGCGAAAGTTAATCTTGACCAAAGGTGTCTTAATTTCATCAATGCTAAATAAATCCATTGCGTGTTTAATGCGATCCTTTAAATAATCCGATGCTTTCTCACGTTGCTTTTTCGCTGCCTGCAACCTCTTTATTTCAGCATCAATAATGTCAACATCTGCATCCATTTGCTTTATAACAAATGAATAGGCTACTGATTTGTTTTGCAACTGTTCTTCAGTAATGGCAAGTGCTTCTTCTAATGATGGGGTAAGTTCCCCACCATTTTCGATTAATTCTTCAGCTAATTGGTTATAGCTTTGTTCAATTTGATAGATTGTTAGTTTCATTATGCTTCGATTTTAGGTGTTAATGAGATAGTTGTTAATTTAGCTTTCATATCATCTTTTGCA